TATATATCTTAAATCATATATCTCTCTACAACTCAACTGTTTTATGTTGTGATGAAAAATAGTTTGATTACCAATATACAAAGCAACATGATTAAGTTTTTGCTCTGCCCCTTCCATTAATAAAACATCATTTTCTTTTATATCATCTTTACTAACTTCTTTAAATCCAGAACCAGTTAGGACTTTTTCAAAATATGGATCATTTGCAAACGTTTTTAAGCTTTTAGGTCTAGGCCAAAATTTTAAGTTAATTTGTTTTTTTTCTAAAAAGTAGTCTGTTATTAGTGACCAGCAATCATGCTTTCCCCAGATCCATGTCCTACCAAAAAGACCAGACTTATATCCACTAGGCTTGAAACTATACCAATCTTTATGCTCAACGCTATAAATATAAAAAGGTAAACCCAAATGCTCACAAGATGCTTTGTCAGCATCAGATGGTAGGGCAGATCCATAAGTATGAGAGTGAACTATACCAATAAGCTCTCCTTGATCCTCACATTCAGCCCATGAGTCAGGACACATCACAAAGTATTCGTCAGGTGCTTCTGATAGGTTTTTACAAGGCCAGAAAGTTTCTTTGCCCTTGATTATGGCTAATAAGCCACAAGACTCTTTTGGAAGGCACTCAACAGCATATTCAGCAGCTTTATCTTTCCAATTCATGTAAAAGTACCAACTGAAGGAAAGTCTTTTCTTGTCACTTGACGTTTTGGCGCACGAATATTTTCTAAATCCAAAGCAGAAACACATTCAAACTGTACAACTTCTCTATTTTCAATAATTTTTTTATCAATAAAATAAATTTCTTGAGGCAGTTCTGTTGTGCTTGATGGAGTTCCAAAAGGATTCTGATTAGAGGGGAAATTTGCAGCATCTAAAAACTGAGCCATAGTTCTATGCCTTATCAATTTGGCTCCTTGTAAATCGTTGAAAGGTGTTGTTGCATTTGCTGTTGCCATCAAAGCTGTTATAGTTCCCAGAACATTAGAAACTGTAAGAGTTGGTCTTGGCAATGTTCCCCTTCCTACATACTCAAAACCCTCTGCAATTACTGGAAATTTTGTATATGTATTGCCTTGCCAAATAATATTTGTATTGCTGTTCATGCCAACACCAGAATGAAACCTAGTGACATCAGTTGATCCATGCAAAGCAGTTACTAAAGTTATCGAATAGAGTTCAATAATGGATTTATTTGATAATGACTGAAGTTCTGCGGTAGGTATTGCCATTAGGGTTCAAATACTTCTCTAAAAGTACAGTTCAAAGTTGCTCTATTGTTATATGGAATTGATTTAGTCCAAGATTGACAAACATATTGACCAGCACCAGAAAGAGTTACAGAAACGTTACCACTATCAGTTGCGGAGGAAGCTGCCGTTACTGTAAATGTGTTTTGGTCAGCAGTCGAAGCTATTGCAAAATCTCCATCTGTAGGAGAACCACTTGCAGTCGAAGTATAGTCAATAGTCACAACATCACCGATAGCAAGACCATGATTTGTGATTGTAATTGTATTTGTTGTCCCTGATTGCGAATATGTGCCTGTCTGTGTACTGCCTTCTGCTGGTGGGGTAAAAGTAAAACTTGCCTGATCGTTTACACGACTACGCAAAAACCCTTCTATGACATCAGCCTCTGTTTCTGAAACATTAAAAGTAAGATCATATACTTTGGGATCTTGAGTTAAAGGTAAGCCAAACAAAGCTCTAAACTCATACCCATCACCGAAAGAAGTTGTCCTAATTTTTGGTGAACTTGTTTTTCTCATTCCGTAGGTCGGAGAGATACTTGGAAAAGTAGCCATTTATCTAGTTAATAAACCTCCAGCACGTTTTTCTTTGATAAGTTGAGCCTGTACAGCTTGACCAATAACTTGACCAAGTTGGTTTGCGTCGGCAGTATTGCCCGATACTGAGGAGCCAGAGGCATCTACATTTACAGTAACAACATTATTTACAGCACTGCCACCACCGATAGCACTGTTTGGAATAATATTGCCACCTTTAGAACCCATTTGCAAAATCTCTGGCCCTCGCTCCCCTACCAAAAATGCACCACCAGCCGAAACTCTACCGCCTCTTTCTTTTCCTGTAAATAATTTACCCAAAAAGCCACCAACCTTGCCTCCTATACCAGCCACAGCCCTTTGTATAGCAAGTTCAACAAGTTTTCGTTTTAGATTATTTAAAACATTTGTTGCGGCCTCTGCAAGTGATTTTGTCCCCATAACAGCATCAGTCAAGTTTGAAACAATACCTTTTTCAATATCCTCTCCTATTTTCATAAACTTATCTTTTAACTCATCTGCCTCTTTCTTTGCCTTCTTCTCAGCTTCAGTAATTTGATCTACAGAGGTTTTAATCTTTCCATTTGTAGCTACTATTTTGTTTTTCGCATCAATTTGTTTGTTATTTTCTTCAGTGATTTCTCTTTCTACTCCACTAAATTCAATAACACTATTTTTTAATTCTTCAGCTTTTTCTTTTAATCCTTTAAATGGATTTGGAAGTTTAGGTATTTTTATATCTAAATCTAACGATGGCAATTCAAGACCACCTAGTAATTTTTTTATTGGATCTGGAATAAAATCAATAAGCTGTTGTATTTTGTCTCTAATAAAAGTAACTACTGTATCAACAACACCAGTTACTGTTTCTTTAATACCACTTGCGGTTTTAGCAACTGCAACAACTACCTTACCAATAACACCTCCGACAACTCTTGCAAAAAAGATAGCTGTTTCTGAAGCGTCTGAAACTGCCTCTTTTATACCTATCCAACCTTGTTCAAGATTAAATAATGTTGCTGTTGCATCAACTCCTATTGCCTCTCCAATAACTTTACCGATTTCACCAATAACAGCGAAGAGTTGTCTAAAAGGTAAAAAAACAGCTTTCACAGCAAGCCCCAAAGCTTCAACAGTAACAGCAGTAACTTTTAGAACTTCTCTAATTATTATTCCAAACTCAGATCCTTCCGTTGTTAAATTTGTAAATGCACTCCCAAGTCTTGTTAATTGACCTTGTATCGTATTAGTTGCTGTAAAAGCGTCTTGTGCGGCTCTTCCCTGTGCATTAGCTTGATTTTCTAAAGCCTCATTAAACTTAACTAATTCATCATTTAATAAAGGTTGTATTGCCGTAAGAGCCTCAACACTTCCAAATAACTTAGATAAATTATCTGCACTTGCCCCACCATTTTTAACAATTTCCTCTAAAACTCCACTCAATCCTTTTGATTTTAATGCTGAAGCACTAAAGTCAATACCTAATTTTTCTGCAACTTTTGAAGCTTCACTTGTAGGCTTTTGTATTGAAGCAATGACCTGTCGTAGTCCAGCAAAGGTCGATTCAACAGGAACACCAGTTGCAGTGACAGCAGAAATCGCAGCATTTAATTCGT